TCCGCAACTCCCTTATAAAGGGAGGCCAAAGGCCTTACAAGGGCCGACTCCTATGAATGTGGAGTCCATCCTACTTTGTACCCTGCGACACCATCCCGGGGGACGATGTAGACACCATGGCCCCTACGGGCTAGTGGTCCTGCGAGGGTTACGCCGTATAGTGCGGCAGCGTACTGTACCTCGTAAGCGAAACCTTCCCAACGCACGTAGTGATACGTGGCCGGTCGGTACACTTGAAAGTACCTAATGCTGCTGCGCCAGCGATATCTCCATCTGACCTCGTCATCGAAGATAACAAGGTCACCCAGCTCTGAAGGCCCGCGACAAGCGCGCACGCGACTTGGAATCTCATCGAGAATCCGAAACCACGTACGTCGAATCGCAGGCCAAAGAGTCTCTGGGAACTGATATGCCATTCGGCGGATGCCATTGGCAAGGGAGATATAGTCTTGGGGTTCATGCGGTTCATCCTTCAAAAAGTAGGGCCTCACGGCCTGACCTGCGAAGAAATCGCCCCCGCAAGACTCTCTGAAACTGCCGTCCACAAACGTCTTTCTGACGTTCGTTTTAAAACCGACGAATTCCAGAGCAGTAATCACTAAATGAGCCATAGATCGAGGGACAATGATGTCATCCCCGTAGACTGATACAACTCCCTCCGTGTTGCTGAGCTCTTGAAGGGCCAAGCAGCATGAAAGAAATATCACAGTCTCGAGCTCAAAAGTGAATCCGTTACCCATCGATGAGAACTTCTCCAGCACCAACGTTTTTCCATCGACATCCGTCGTAGGAGAGCGCAGCGCATTCAAAGCCCGATACCATTCGTTGGGCATCAACATCCTCACAAGGGAGGTTGATACACAGTCGCTAGCTGAAGAGAGGTCGATAGTTACACCCTCATTAGAAGCCGAATACTCACTCGCAAGTCTGCGGTGGGTATCCTGCAACGTATCTAGGTTGTAACCGACTCGAGACAAACGCCGCCGTATGGCCTGCCCTAGGGCAAGTTGGAAAGCGACGTTTAACGATGGCTCCTTACCACAGGAGCGATCTGTCTTAGAGTCTTTCGGTACCGTGAAGTATTTATTTCCACGGACGTACGTGATCTCTCCTCCGAGGTGCCTTACGGCGCGGGCCCAAGCAGTCGACGACCAGTCGGCTACATAAGGGTCCGCTCCTCGTGTGAGGGATGGTTTGGAAGTGATTTTGTCCGGAACAGTTGTAAACCGAGACGGGTCACTGATTGTCGCCCCAGGTCCAAATCTAGGCTCAAGAGAAGAGCCAGGACCAGCTCCAAGTATACGCCTCACGAATTTTCGAGTCGTCGCCACAAAAGCGACAACCTGCTCGGATGCAGGGCGCCCCATAAGGGTGCCAAAATCATCAAGCTCGTTGAGTCGTCTATTGGTCTGAAAGCACAGCGTCTCCGAATCTCTCCATTTCTGAAGAGCCGCAGCTCGCTTATCGATGCCGGTCTCTAGCTCTGGATATTTCCGAAGAAAATCCGTCGCCTGAGCGGCCCGAAGGTAAGCGAGTGGAGTGCTATAGTCAAGGGGGTTGGTGGTCAGCTCTGTAAGCTGTACCCACTCTCGATTCCTCATCAGTATTGCTACTGTGAGAGATCGAGGACAATCGAGCGATGCCATGAGGCTACTCGCTATGTCGTGCACCTGAGGTGTCATGACGTCTCCATCAGAAGAGGAAAGGTATCAGGTCGCGGAGTAACCGGACTTGATATAACCCTTGAACGAGGTGTTAAACAGAATGTGATTCATCTGCATCACAAACTCGTCCACATCCGTCTGGGGCGTGTCCTTATCGAACACCCACTCAGCCGAAAATCTCGAACGCTTCGTCACGGTAGTAATACCCGTGGTTGAGTCAGTCGAGATGGAAGGGTAGACCCCTGTCGCGCGGAGAGTGCGAGACGTGCCATTCGCGCTGTCACGGGCACTGAGCCGAAGCTCAGGCTGATGTGCTTGCGCGTTGCCAACCGCCTGCGATTTCCAGATTGCTGGAGTGCCATCACCCGAACTCGGCTGGACGCCGGTATAGGTCATGGAGGTGGTGCCGTCATTTTTGGTGACGACGATGTTGACTTGAGCAGCCATGAAGGCCTCCAAGGTTAAGGGATGTGAATCCCCCGGTTAACGTAAACCCTTCTGAACAAGAAGAGTACATGCGGTGATAGCCCTAAGAGGGCTTAAGATCACACCGGACCTGAAACCTAACGTGACGTTAGGAAAGCCGCGAATGCGCTCAAACTGGTTGAGGGATGAGCTCGCTGTACCCACCAACAGGTAACTGCCTTGAAAGACAGACCCTATATAGTGAGCCAGATAAGACTCATATCGACCAGTGGCGGTAACTCCAAACGTGTAAAACGGCTCGACGAGCTCGAGTCCGTACAGTTCGTCCATCTGATTCAGCACTTGGCTGACGTTGATGAACCAGTCTGCCACGAATGAGAAAGGGATAGCATCCCACGCGACTGAGAGTGGGTTAGTCAAACCCAACTGAGCAAGGAGACCAAGGTTCGGATTTGTGACCCGAATGCCTGCTGAAACGCGGGTGCGAACCGCGAACTGCTGCACACCAACGTCCTTCCATTGAGAGTCGCTTATATAGGACCCTCTCAGGGTGACGGGGGCAGCGTGATTCGACCCGTGTACGATTTTATCTTTCACGGGGTTCGTCAACACAGCTAGACCATCGTGGATGTCGGCGATTAAGGGGGCCCAGCCAAAGTGCGCTTCTAAGAAGTTCTTTGAGAAACTCTTAGTAGACGACCTCAGAAAAGCCTCCTTATGCTTCCGATTCATCTTTAAATGATCAACGGCCTTCTTAAGATTCCCCTTTCGGAGATCCCGCGAGAAACGGTAGATCTGTCCCAGTCGCCCAGCAATCATGGTGATTGCTTGGCGTGATTGGGCCAAGTCGATGCCGAAACCCGCTCGCTCTCGCATCTTGCTTATGCATCTCTCCCGAGATGTGTTCAAGCTAGACGCAACCAAGCTATCTGCGGCAGACAGCTTGTTAGGAACAAGAGCATACCACGGACTGACCCCTGTAGAAGCGGTCCAGCTCGAAAGTGTGCCCGTGCCTTGTACAAAACGCCGAGCGTCTCTGTAATCAGCAGGTAAGTTATAAGGCTTAGCCTGCTTAGACGTCTTCCGTTCTATACGCACAGAACCTGTAACACTCCCACCAACATAATTGGTTGTAGTGCCTTTATCCGTAATCGGATATGCCATACGTGTATCTCAACACGGTTAGGACAGGTCCTGCCCACCGCCGTTAGGCGGGGCTGTGGACAAAAGCGCGATCGGGTCGATCGTCACCTCAGCCACCAGGTCGTTCTCTCTAAGGAAGCTCTCGAGGGCATCGTTATCGTTGGAAGAAATGTTCCATTGCAGATCAATCAAGATCGCGTCTGGGACGATTCCGGTGAAAACGGTGTGCCTTATCATAGAGTGCTCCTTAGGAG